TACGAGAGAAGCTCTGTAAACCAATGTGTGACAAAAAGATTAAGTCATCGCCTGTGCTTTGTATACTGTCGCGCTCTATACAACCAACGCCAGCGATGGTGTCAACTAGCTCCATGGTTGCTGGAGACTCAGCACCTTGGTAGACAACAAGAGAGTGTTTGCCAAAGATGACTAAGAAGCCGTTGTGTGCTGCTAAGCCTGTTACTTCGTCATAACCGTCTGGAAACACTTTAGCTATGTTTATAGAGCCTGACGTACCACCACTCCAAGCAACACCAACTAAGAGGTCTGACCAGAATACTGTTTGTGAGCTAGAGTTACACGCCCATAGACGACCATATGCGGCTAAGACTTCGTTAGCACTTGGTGGTGTACCTACGTTGTCTGGGTGGCTAACAATAGTAGACAAACCGTTAGCGTTATCGTACACCAGCGGAACGTGACCGTTCTGAAAGAAATACATCTTGTTGTTGAAGTTAACCATCTTCCAATCGTTAGCAGTAATAGTGTACGCCGCTGGTGTAATATCAGTAAGCGTCGTAGTCCCACTAAAGATTTTATTGTTAGCGGCAGAGAATATCTCTTCATTACCGCTGCTGTCTTCAAAGTACCCCATAGACGTTATTTCAGTAGAGCCTAGCGGGGTAGCGTCTGTAGTGATAACATCAAAGCCTTTACGCGCACCTATCCTACCGTACTGGTCAATGACGCAGTTATCAGCTACAGCAGCAAACGAAGGGTCTGACGTAAGAGGTGAGTCTTGCGTATTCAAGCCCTTGAACGCTGGCGCTGCTATTGTTATGTTCTGTAACGGCTGAGCCATAATTACACCACCGCGTAAATGGTTTCTTCAGGGTGTTTGATTGCGTCTAGTGCAATCGCATCGCTTAACATCTGCTGTGCTAACAACAACAACTCGCCAGAGCTTTGACCACCGGTCTCGCCACGCTCACGCGACGCCAGGGCAACGCCGAAGTGAATGATTGGTAGCGTGGGTATAGTCACTTCGTCAGTGTCAGCTTCCAACTCAGGCGTTCTAAGTACAGCGTTAAAGCGTAGGGTGTACGCTCCGTCAGGGATTGGTGAGATATCTACGGCGGTGTCACCATTGACGTCAACACCATTAAACGTGTAGTAACGTGGCGAACCAGACGCAGGCTCATCTACTAAGAAGGCTTTGTTAAACCAGTGTTGATCTTTGTAGTGAATGAAGAAGTTTGATGTATCGTTAATGACATCTAAAATCTTAGCACGATTACCGCTGCCGGTCAGGACGTAGTTAAAGATGTCATCGGTAGTGGTAACCGTCAGCGTTGTACGTAACGCAGACCAGTCCCAGGAGTCTTCGACAATACGCTTAGCGTCGTTAACTAACTCACCAACCAGCGCTGAGTACGTAGTTTGATTGACTGTAGATACAGTGTTTTCACGCAGACGCGTCAACACTTTATTAACCAACTGTAAGTATGTCATGCTTGTAGTCTCGCTAGTAATTCAGCTAAATAGTCTTTTGCTTGTGTTGGTTGTGATAGCTGTACACGTGTTAGTTGTGTGTTTAAGTCTTGCATAAACGGTGTTGCCGGTGTAGCAGAACCACCACCACCTCCGCCTTGACCAGACAACAAACCTAAGCCGATGCCAGCGCCTAAGCCTAGTCCTTTACCCTCGCCATAACCTTCGCCAAAGCCCTCACCAAAGCCAGCTTCTTCAGCAGCCTCAGCATCAGCAATACCTTTAGCAACAGCAGCGTCAGTGGCGGCTTGTGCATCTGCTAAAGAACTCTCTAGCTTGCTGATAGTAGAGGTAGCGTCAGACAGCTCAGATGACAACTCACTAATCTCACTTTCTTTTGCTTCTATCTTACCTTCTAAAGTTTTAACGTTAGAGGAGTTAGATTCAACAGCTTGAGCATACTCACTTTCTAACGCTGATAACTCTGATTGCGCTGTGTTTAATTGAGACGATAGGTTGTTTGCTGTTGCTTGCGCAGTATTTAAATTACCTGTTAAAGTTTCTACAGTAGCTAAAGCGTTGCCTAATGCTGTTTGAGTACCTGTTAACTGTCCTTGCAAAGAGTCAATAGTAGCGTTAGCGTTACCTAGTGCAGCGTTAACACCAGCAAGCTCACCTTGTAAGCTGTCAGCGGTTGCTTGAGCAGCTACAGCCTCACCACGTAACTTGTCTGCGTTAGCAGCACCAGCGGCTTCAGCAGCTTCAGCGGCTTCTTGAGCTTTTTGTGCGGCAGCGTTAGCAGCGGCAACTTCATTCTGCAAGTTACTGACTTCAACTTCTAAGTCACCTTGGGTAGCTAGTGCGTTGTCTAGCTCACTCTGTAACGCTTTGTACTGCTCAGTGGTTGTTACGTCAGCCTCGCCAGCGTCACCACCTACTTCAGCTGCTCCACCCTCAGCACCTTCAGCACCTTCAGCACCTTCAGCACCTTCAGCACCTTCAACACCTTCAACACCTTCAGCACCTCCAACAGTAGAGTCTTCAAAGGCATCACCTGTTAAGCCACCATCATTAAACACATCAACTACTTCTTCTACCGAGCTATCTGTTCCAGCAGAAGGTGGTGTACTTGGTGGAGTTACTGATGGAATACTGGGAGGTATACCGCCAGCTGACCCACCTCCACCACCTGTAGTAGGTGTTGGTATAGTTATAGGCTGTGGCAGCTCTGGAGGTATGACATCCTCTGGCATATCTACATTAAAGTCTGGAGGTAAGTTTTCAATATCAAACTCAGGTATTTCCATGTCCTCTTCAGGAGGTAAGTCTGGTTGTGGCTCTGTATTTTCAGCTGTAGGCTTATCAGGTAATGTCTCACCTTCTGGTTGTGTAGGCTGTGTTTCTTCTTGAGTAACATCAGCAACTTTTCTAGAAGGGTCATCACCAAACAGTTTGTCGTATGTTATTTCGTTTCCAAAAACTGTGTATTTTTCACCTGCAAGAATACCATCTAAAAACTTAAGCCACTCGTCAGAACCATATACCTTTTGAAAACCCTCTGCAAACTCTGAACCATAGTTGTTTAGAATTTCATCGTCTGCATCAATAAAACTAATTACTCCATCTTTTCCTTCAACAAGTTGACGACCTATTGGCAATAAAGTTTGGGGGTTTAACATAAGACCATTAGAGGCTACATAAACCTCCATACCGTTTAAGTTTACCATTCTTCCAGTAACAGTTACTTCTTCTAACTCACCAGCAGGAGTATCTTTTGTTAGCATACCCCCTCCAGGAGTAACAGCACCACTAGCAACTTGCTGAGCAACACTAGCTAAAACATCAGCGGCTATGTTAGGGTTTATACGCTGAGCTGTTACAATTATTTCACTTAAAGATGCTGCTGGGTTTTGCGCTATTGCTGTAGTAACTGCGTCTGTTGCTGCTCTTGTAGTAGCTGTGTTTACAAAACCTTGTGGGTTTACAGCGTTAACGTCACCACCAAACTGTTCAAAGTCTTGGTTAGCTGCTGGCATCTCTCCTCTAATGTATTCACTAGCTCCTGCTAAGAAACCAGACAGTAACGCCTCTTCTGTATTACCGCCTTGTGCTGCAGTTAAACCTGCTTGAGTAATACCTGCTGCTATTTCTTTACTAACACCCAAGGCTTTTCCTACAGCGTCTGTTAAGTCGCCAGAAACACCCGCTGTTATTCCAGAAACAACAGCGCTCTTAAGAGCGTCTTTTAAATCACCCCCTTGTATTAAAGTGCTTGTGCCAGAGATTAACGCACCACCTAAAGCAGTAGCTGTTGTGCCACTAGCTCCTAAGGCTGCGCCTAAAGCCGTAGGGATTCCAGTAAAAGCCAAACCAATAGCAGCTATGGCTGGAAGATAGTCTTTAAACTTTGCGTCCTTAACTTCTAATGTTCTAATCTCTTGACCAGCAATAGGGTCATAAATATAAGTAGAACCGTCTTTGGTTTGTCTGTATAGGTCAACACCGTAGGACTGATACAAAGCATTGAGCATAGGGTCGTGTGTATACGCATACTCAAGAGCGTCTGTATAGTTTAAACCTTGAGTGGCTGTAATGTATGGTATAGCACGCTGAAGAATAGGCTCAACTAATGACTGAAACTCAGCCATACGTTGTGCGTCTGTACCGTACTTAGCAGCGTTAGTGTAGTTAGCACCTTCATTAATAGCTGGTTGTATTTCAAAGCCGTAGTACTCTGACAAAGCCGCCAAAGAGTTTTCAGCGGTATTTAAAAGGTTATAAGCGTCTTGTACAGTTTGTTGATTAATCATTGAAGCAGGATCATCATAAACTGCAAAGTTGTCTGATA